CTTACTCTTCAGGTATGTTAATGGAAACATATCAGGAGTTTCCTTTCGGAAATCCTGGAACATGTCGTGGAAGAAACTGAATTTCTTATTATCCCAAACGTGATTCAGCATGTGAGTGCTTAAAGACGACGCGAGGTTGGATACTTTTGTCGACTTTAGCTTCACTATATGCTTCGTAAACCGCGTGGGAGTGTACTTCCACACTCCGTCTTCTTTCTTAAACTGGTTCGAGAAGAACTCGCAGCCGCTGAAAGAATTATGGATCTTGAAATCGGTAACATCGAAACCTAATGAACGCATAACGCCTCTATAAGACTGCGTTGAGAAACCACCCGGGAATGTTTGTAATATATCGTCACCTCCTGCCACAATGTGGAAGTCGGGCGACATTATTTCTTCATTTGAGTAGTCCATTCTCAGCAACGTTAAAACGTTAAGCGCTATTTGGCCGATACTATTACCAGCGATTGTCATAAACCAACCGCTTTTCATAATCCCTTGATGGACGGATTTAAACACATCTCCACTACTACAACGATACTCAGCTGAATTGACTTCGTCAAAACAAGCTTGGATATCGTTCTTGTACTCTTGGAATGTTTCCTCTGACATGCCCGCCGGGCGAGCTGCCAGATCTTTGGTCACTTCACAGACGATTTCAAACAACCAATCATAGAAGCAGTAGTCCCATGTACTCTTGTCGCTTTCGCAAACGACTCGACCTTCAAAACCACTTGCCAAATGCGCTATATCACCACCTCTTTGTGGGTTAAATGCGTATTTGACTGGAGACTTTTTCCAATTGCGAACTAAACTGTCGGCAAATGGTGAGAACACACAATTGTTCTTGATAGTCTTATGCAAAGGCATGCCAGCAATTACGCGAGGCATTCCCTTATCAAGCTTTTCATGTTTAGTGGGATCAGCTTTGATGAATGTTTTTACTTCCACTACTTTATCATCCCACTCACGCTGTACCAGTTCGGCGAAGCCTTCTTTCGTGTACGTCTTTAGAACCTGTTCGATTGTAGCCAAACCAGCAGATTGATACGGGTGACCCGGACTCTTCGCATCTTTAATTGCGCTAGAGTCGATCACCTCAAGTATTCTCTCTTTTGACTTCCAATTTACATCGGGTTCGTACGAATTGGCGGACATCATTTCTACAACAATGAACGCCACACGTTTCTTCTCCGCCTCCGTAGGAGGGTTTGTGATTGATTTCACTCTTTCGTTATATAGCTCCAGGTGTTTCACCACTGATATAGCCTCCGTCTCCTCAGAAATGTCGGGGTAACGATATTTACTATCGTCATAGCCCATCTTTTCCAGGATGTCAGCTTTCTTCTCAATGTATGCAGTCACCTCATCTACCATAGCGGGAGAGTGGTTGCAGTGGACTCGTCGTTCTTTTCTTAATCTTAGAACGCCATTCTGCTCCCCGAAAACCTCCGACTGTGCCGTCTTGACCGGCATTGGTGGAGAATTCTCGTTAGTGCGCTCGTTAGTTCCAAACTGCAGGGCTGTACCCGCACGTCTGCACTCGTCTGCGTACTGAACGAACTTTCGGTATGACTTATCTGAAAGGGTCGTAATATCTGGATCTAGAAGGTCTTCGACATAGTCGAATTTTGGGTTTCCAGATCTATAACCTTCCATTAATTCCGC